ACTTCTGACGACATTAATGATTTCTTCGGTTACGTCTACTGCATTACTAATAAGACAACAGGTAAGAAGTACATCGGCAGAAAATATTTCGTACAGAAACGGAAGCCAAAGGGAGGAAAGAGAAGAGTTACTAGCGAGTCGGACTGGAAGAAATATTATGGATCGTCCCCCGAACTCAAAGCCGACGTATCCGCCTACGGAAAGGAGAATTTTTCAAGAGAGATCCTGTCTCTCCATACAACTCTGGGGAAAACCAACTATGAAGAGACCAGACAACTGTTTATCAATGATGTCCTAACAGAGGCTCTTGACAATGGACAACCAGCATATTATAATAGTAACGTTTTAGGAAGATACTACAGGAAAGATTATTTTGAATAGTTATCCAACGTGGCAACAACCACCAGTTCCTGACTTCATGCCTTATCTTGAGGGTGCAGCTCAGATTATAAAAGAACATGAAATTACTTTAGATGAAGATGGGATATTAGATTTACTACAAATAAAATATAGGTGGCCAGAACCAGCATTGGAAGTTATAAATCAATGCCAAAAAAAGTCTAATGGATTTTTTGATTCTAGAGGTTACATTTATTATGATAGATGGAAGAGATTGTATGATCTAGGATTCACTAGTCTCTTGAGTAACATAATGGATCTCACCTCAGAACTAAGATCTCTTGACGATAAGTTATATGATTATAAAGGATCAGAAACTAATGCTAACATCTATCTGAGTGCTGGTACTATAAAACATAGAGCCAGTTTTGATCCACATAACCATGATTATCATGTCATAGTGAAACCAATTTATGGCACTTGTACATGGCTCATCAATGGAAAATCTCAAGAGGTAGATCCATCTGATGTTTTAATCATACCAGCTGGAACCATGCACGCTGTTGTGGAAAATAAAGAACCTCGACTATCCCTTACAATGAATCTCAGTGGATGATTACATAAACTACATGATCAAAATTGGAGCTGATAGGATTCCTCATCTCCATGATGATCTATTGTCTCACTCCATAAGAGTTGCTGGTTTACTATACAACTATGGTAGACCTATGGATGAGGTCAAAGCAGGACTTTTCCATTCGATATATGGTAATGAATTTCAAATGTATAAAATTAATGTGTCAAGAGAAGAAATTAAAACTGTAATAGGAGAACGTTCTGAACATATAGTAAACCTATTCAATACTTTAATTGATAGAGTAGACACTATACTTTATGCCAGAGGTTTAGATGAACCAGACAAGACAACTCTTAGATGGTTAGAGTATTGCAATATCAAAGATCATGATGCAGAAGCAGATATCTTAAAAGAATTTGAACTATTGTTAAATATTGACGGATAACCGAAAATGTGTTATGATTTAACCGTATACATAATATACATGAAAATTAATTAAAAGAAATGAATTTATTACCTGATGCAGATCTCTTCTTTTGGGAGAAAAAGAAACTGGTGAGGAAATCTGTTCATAGCCTTTTTGAAGGTAAGGATATTCTTCTAGTATCAGTTTGTGGTGCCTTTACACCTCCTTGTACGGAGATGGTAAAGGAGTACGAAGCAATGTATGATAAGTTTATCAAAGATACAGTTGTCGATGACATCTATATTGTTTCAATGAACGACTCATTCGTAATGGATAAGTGGTTTAAGTCTATGAAAATTAAAAAATGTAAGTATCTTCCTGATGGAAATGGTGCATACATTTTGAGACTTGCAAAGCAAGGTGGAATGGCAGCAGCTCAATGTTCTGTTCAAATGTATAATAAAGGAATGGGTGTCAGAGCATGGCGTTGGGTTCTCCTTATAGAGAACAATATACAGATGAGTTATCTTGAGGAGGAGACTCCCGACAATAAAGGATCTAGAGACAACTTAGAGGAAGATCCATTTGAACTAACTCATGCACAACAGGCATATGATATGTTGATCAGCAGAGATCAAGTAGATCATATCAATGAGATAAATGCTGAAGCTGATAAGGGTATGCACAGACCAGAAGGTATACCAATAAGTCCTGGCGGCTAATGAAAATAATAAGTCTGAAATATCTAGAGGAAAATTTTGATGAGGTACTCGAACTGGCTCAGGCTGGTGAGAGTTTCTTATTAGATACTCCTGATGGCCAGATAGCATTAGTTCCAGATAAGAATATTCTAAAACCAGTTATTGATTCTGGACAGGCAAAAGACATAGAACATATGTGGAACCATGATGATGGTGCTTGACTTAATAATATTATTTGTGTATAATAAAGTATATACAATTTTATTATGATTGAAGTACTTGTACAGAATGAACCATACAGGTATGTGAAGATGCCTGATCCACTTGATAACGGTCAACCAGACTATCGTATTCAGAAGTGGAACAATTACAATGGTTACAAAGATATGTACCTTTGTGATAACTTTATGCAGTTTAAAACTGCCATTGATGACTTTGAATATACAAAGTGGTTAGACCCTGCTGGTGTGCCTTGTTACATCAAAGATGACTGAAGAACCATCTCTACCAGAACAGGCAAAGAATATTACAAAAACTGCCTATGATATAGTTAAGGGTTTCGTTTTCAACGGAACCTTAATTGTTCCTGATGAGGTAAAAAAAGCACGAATAGATATATGTAGAGAGTGTAATAGGTTTGATCCAAACCGCATGAAATGTAATGAGTGTGGTTGTTTTTTGGTGAACAAGGTCAAGTTTTCTGCTGCACACTGCCCGCTAAACCTTTGGTAATTTAATGGATACAAAAATTAATATGGAGTTCCAAGATTTTATTGGAATCTTTGACAATGCAATCGACCCACGCTTCTGTGAGTATCTCACAGACTATATGGACAAGGCGGAATTTGTTGACTTTAAAAGAAATTTTAGTCATGTAAAAGATAAACAGATATGTTTAGATGGATTCTCTCCTGGCGAGTCTAAACAGTTGATGGAGTTTGTAAACAATTGTTTGTTCCATTACCTCAATGAGTACACCTACCTAGGCAATTTCAGTTATGTAAGTTCTTTGTGTCTACTTCAAAAAACAGAACCTACGAATGGGTATCATTTGTTTCATGCAGAGAATGTAAATTGGAATCTAAACAACAGAACTATGGCTTGGATGGTATATCTGAATGACGTAGAGGAAGGTGGAGAGACAGAATTTTTATATCAGAAGTTGAGAGTAAAACCAAAGAAAGGAACTGTTCTAATATGGCCTGGAAGTTATACTCATTTACATAGAGGTAATCCTCCTATGACAGATAAGTATATTGCTACTGGTTGGTATCAAGGAAACATAGGACTACAGACCATCCAAACCGCAGGCATATTAGATAAACAATACAGAGATAGTATTAGTAGTGAGTGATATACATATCTTATTTCCAACACCAGTATATCAGAACGTCTTAGATTTTAGACCCTCTGAGATTAAATCTATGTTGGATTTTTTGAAAGAGATAGAGTGGGCTCGAGACGTAGACATATATGGTGGACCAAATGGAGAGACTACTAAGTTAGATGAGGATTTATTATCAGAACCAGAGTTGAGTAAGTTGGGTGGGTTGATAGATCAGGAAGTTAAGAGTTTTGCTAAAACTCTACAGATTGATTTAACAAAACATGGGTTGAAAAGAATTAATTCTTGGGGTAATCTACAAAGGAAGGGTAATTATATAAAAGAACATCGCCATAACAACACACAGTTTGCTGGAGTCTTTTACTTACAAACTCCAGAGGGCGGTGGCGATATAGTTTTCTCCACCAGAAATCCTACTTGGATTACTAGTTATTGGGAACCTTCTCTTACTGGATATGATGATCTCAATAGTTTTGAGAAGAGATTCAAACCAGAAGAGTCTGGAATATTTCTTTTCCCTGCTCACCTAGATCACTATGTTACTCCATCTGAATCATCTGAGGAGAGATATAGTATCTCATTCAATTACAATCTTGATGGCAAGTTTTTCGGGGATTGTAACAACCATCTAACAATGAAAGTATTATGAAACTAACACAAGAGATTATTGACCAGATACAAGAAGCAATGCTCCATACCAAGAAAGATGGTAGTATCAACTGGAAGGATGAAGATGATGTCGTAGTTCAGTTAGCAGGGACATTTGCTGCTGATAGATTCATTGTTATCAAGAACAAATCTAAGAGTCCTGTTGTAAGTGCTGAACCACATCCTTACTTTGATTATGAAAAGAAAGTCTTTACTAAAGATGGTAGAGAAGAATACATCAAAGAACAGGAGGAATTAAAGAAATGAAAATGACTCCCGAAGAAAAAGAATTAAGATCAACTTATAATTTCTATAAAGATACTAAGATGGGTTTCTTTACTAAGGATGGATATGCAGCAGTGCCTTGCGGAGAAAAGAAAAGAGTGATAGTATATGAAGGAGAGATCCTACACACCGCTCTCAATGATGACACCGCAAGAAATTGGATTGCACGACATAGAAAGAAAAGAAAATGAAACTTAGATTTTGTGTCATATGTGGCACTAATAAAAATTTACATCATCATCATGTAATTCCAAAAGTTAGTGGTGGAACTGATCACCAACATAATCTTATTACTTTATGTGATAAACATCATGAGATGATTCATAGAATCAGACATGTTGATAACTGGTTTGAACTTGCTAGAATGGGTAGAGAAAAAGCAATAGCAAGAGGAGTTAGGTTTGGAGCAAAGAGGAAGTATGATCAGAATACGATAAATGAAATCATGGATAGACGTAAACAAAAAGAAGGGTATGGAACTATTGCCAAAGCAATGGGTATGAGTCGATCAAGTGTTTCAACAATAGTAAAGAGGGAGTTAAATGAAAGTATTAGTAACAGGCCATAAAGGTTTTATTGGCAGTCACGTCTTTGATTTTTTGAGTGATCTATTTGATGTTGATGGACTAGACAGACCAGATGATATAGGAGACTTTGCAGACGTTGGGTGTGCAGACTATGATCTCATAGTTCATCTTGCTGCCTATGCTGCACTCAGAGATAGTGTAGATAATCCTGATAAATTCTGGGAGAACAACGTTGAAAAATCTAAACCCATATTTGATTATTGCAGAAAGTATAATACTAGGTTGTTGTATGCAAGTTCTGCTGGTGCATATGGTTGGTGGCAGAATCCCTATGCCATAACAAAGAAAGTAAATGAGATACAGGCTCCACCTAACAGTGTGGGTATGAGGTTCTTTAATGTATGGGCAGAGGAAGGTAGTAGAGATGATATGTTATATGAAATGTTGAAACAAGGAACTGCAAAATATATTACAAGACATAAGAGAGATTGGGTTCATGTATTAGATGTTGTCAGAGCGATTGCAACTTTGATTCCTACCACTTACACAGGAACAATAGATGTAGGCACAGGACAGATGACTTCTGTAATAGACTTAGCCAATGCCATGGGTATGGGTCATCTTCCTATCAAGGAAGACACACCTAACGAACCCGATGAGTTGTGTGCAGATATCATGCCTCTCATGGAACTCGGTTGGTTTCCAACTGTTAACATTTTAGATACGGTCATTGCGAAAACGGTCAGCGTGTGATACACTAAATAAGGTGAAGTTTATTTAAAACTTGTATGAATAAGAAGACAGCACTAGTATTGGGTGCAGGCGGTTTCATAGGAAGCCACATGGTAAAGAGACTACGATCAGAAGGGTATTGGGTTCGTGGTGTGGATATTAAGTACCCCGATTTTACCGAAAGTGCTGCTGACGAGTTCATTCAAGGTGACTTAAGAGAAGTAGGTTTAGTTGCAAGAGTGTTAGATGTTGAAGGAAGTTCTTTTGATGAGATCTATCAGTTTGCTGCGGACATGGGTGGAGCTGGTTACATCTTTACAGATGAACACTCTGCTGATATCATGCACAACTCTGCTTCAATCAACCTCAATGTATTGAACGAACAGGTTCAACTCAATAGACTACTTGGTGTAAATAAAACTAAGATATTCTATTCTAGTTCTGCGTGTATGTACCCAGAACATAATCAATTAGACCCTGAGAATCCTGACTGCCGTGAATCATCAGCATACCCAGCCAACCCAGACTCAGAGTATGGATGGGAGAAACTATTTTCCGAACGTCTCTATTTGGCATATAACCGTAACTATGATATTCCTGTCTGTGTTGCCCGTTATCACAATATATTTGGCCCCGAAGGAACATGGGACGGAGGAAAAGAAAAGGCTCCAGCAGCTATCTGCCGCAAGGTCGCACTACTCCCAGAAGTGGGAGGAACGATTGAGGTGTGGGGTGATGGCTTGCAGACAAGATCCTTCCTCTTCATCGACGAATGTATCGAAGCAACCTACAGATTGATGCACTCTGATTTCCAAGGCCCTGTAAATATAGGATCGGAAGAAATGGTGACTATCAATCAGTTAGTAGAAACTGCTGCTAAAGTGTCAGGTAAAGTTGTAAGAAAAATGCACAAACTTGATGCACCTCTAGGAGTGCGTGGACGTAACTCAAACAATGATCTTGTAAGAGAGAAACTTGGATGGGATTATTCACAGACTCTCGAAGAAGGAATCTCCAAGACTTATGCTTGGATCTCTGAACAAATTAAATCTCGCCAACATGGCGTAGTTGAAATTACATCAAAGGAACTAGAACATGCCAACAGTAACTGAGAAAACAATTAAACTTGACAAGGCTGCAATCAAAGCCTTAGACATATCTCACCTTGCGGAACAATCACTCAATAAAAATGACTGGCTTACTGCTGGTCAGAGTGAGTATAGGTTGTACGCTTGGTTATCAACACAATTCAATAACACTACCATCTTAGATGTTGGAACAAGGACAGGCGGATCTGCTCTCGCATTATCTTATAACGAAACTAATAAAGTTATGAGTTATGATTTGGTTGAGCAGGGCGCCTCTTCTGGTATAAAGAAGGAAAACGTTCAATTTAATATCAAAGATTTTAGGAATGATGATACTCTAGATTTTGATAACATTTCTATTATAATGATTGATGTTGATCCTCATGATGGAACAGCAGAAGAAGAAATGTTTATATTTCTAGAAGAAAAAGGGTGGAAAGGATTAGTTTTACTTGACGATATTGGACCTCAATGGCCTGAGATTGAAGACTTTTGGAATAGGATTACATATCCTAAGATCAATGTGACAGAGATTGGACACATGAGTGGTACAGGACTTGTTAATTTTGACGGAAAACATTCTATTGACTGGCTTTGATGGAGGTTGTTATTACTGACATGGATTATGAAGTAGATTATTACGAGGGAAGAACTCGTAGGATTTTAATATTGGGATCAGGTGGTCAGGTAGGAGCATATCTTACTGACTACCTTAGTCGTATGGGGAATGAAGTTCTTGAGTTTGATATTACTAATGGTAGTGATCAGGACATGACTATGATTCCTAACGGTGAACTTGAAGCCAAAATTTATATGGCAGACTTTGTGTATTTCCTCGCCTTTGATGTAGGGGGATCACACTATCTTAAAAAGTATCAACATACATTTAAGTTTATTGATAACAATACTAGACTTATGGCAAATGCCTTTGGTCTAATAGAAAAGTATAAGAAACCATTTGTCTTTGCATCATCTCAGATGAGTAACATGTCTTACTCTCCTTATGGTGTATTGAAAAGAGTTGGTGAGTTATATACTAGATCTCTAGGTGGATTGATTGTCAAGTTCTGGAATGTATATGGCATTGAAAAGGACATGAACAAAGCACATGTTATCACTGACTTTATCCGTAAAGGGTTCGAGTCTGGTGATATAGATATGATGACAGACGGAACTGAAGCGAGGGAATTTCTTTATGCGGAAGATTGCTGTGAAGCGTTGGAGACTGTCATGGAGAAATACCATGAACTCACTTCTGACGATGAACTTCATATTACTACTGGTGTTTATACAACTGTGTTGGAGATTGCAGAAGAAATTAAGTCACTATTCGCTGGTATTGGAAAGACGATCACGGTTACGCCTGCACAATCGAAGGATGAAGTGCAGAAAGATGCTAGGAACGAACCAGATCTTTACATAAATGAATTCTGGAAATACAAAACATCTGTACCAGAAGGTTTGAAAAAAGTATTCGAGGAGATGAAAAAAGATTATGAGTAAGTATGATTCAGAACTAAAAGATTTGCAAGCACAAATTGCAGAAGCAAAAGCTAAAGCTGGCCCAGAGGGAATGGACATACCTGTACTAGGTCCTGACAAAAAGTTTCCAATAAACTTATATTGTAATGACGATTTGCTTCCATCCACATCTGCTAATAATAGATCAGTATATACTACATGGATTCGTAACGGAACTGGTCTAGTAAATCTATATGTGAATGGAGAAGCTCTCAAAGTTTTGGAAGATGATTCTGGTAAACCAAAGTTTATTTGGTTGTTAGAATCTAGAGAAATTATTCCAGATCAATACAAATTTATAGAAGATAATTATGACTTTGTTGCTAGTCGTGTTGATGGTATCTTTACTGCTGATCAAAGACTAACGCATGAGGTTGGTGCTGATGGCAAATTTCTTTATTGTTTATCTAATGCTGCTCCTTGGGTTATGGATAGAAAAGTATATCCCAAGTCAAAACTTGTATCCATGATTGCATCTAACAAAGGATACACAGAAGGACATCGCCGTAGACTTAGAGTTGTAGAGAAATATGTACAGAAGTTTGGACAAGATGATCTTTATGGTTGGGGATTGACACATGAATTACCACTCAAAGAAAAGTCCACAGGATTAAAAGATTACATGTTCTCATTTGCTTGTGAGAACGCAAACTATCCAACATACTTCACTGAAAAGTTGACGGATTGTTTTGCCTGTGGTACTATTCCTGTATATTATGGAACAGCTGGTGTAGCTCAGTATTTCAACCCAGAGGGTATCATATTCTTAGATGAAAATTCTCCTTGGGATAATATTCCTTGGGATAAACTCACATCAGAGTATTATGAATCCAAGAAAGATGTGATACAGGAAAACTTTGAGATCGCTCAGTGTATGAGGGTCGCAGAGGACTACATGTATGGAAACTATTTCTATCAACTAGACCCACTTAGACAACAAAAACCACAAATAATATGAGTGAAATCATTGACGTATCTGCCACTGCTGTTCAAGATGACCGCAGTGGATGGCAAGCAGAAGATCAGATTGCCGTAGAATATCTTGAAGCATGTAAGGAAGCAGTTGCATCTGATGATGCCTTTTCAAACTTCAAATCTAATCCTAAGTACAAGACTATCTTAGAACATGTGCTTAAAGATCAAGGACAGGCATATCTAAACATCTGTAAGGATATGAATGAAGATGCCGTGTGGGAAAACATTGAGGCATTTAAAGAGAATGATTCAATTGGTAATCCAGAATTGTATCCATATCCAGGCATGAAGGGTACAATATCTCCTACCACTCTAAGGTATATGAAGAATACTTTTGAGATGGCACTCATGCTTGACGGTGCAGAGATTAGTAAGGTTGTTGAAGTAGGTGGTGGGTACGGTGGATTATGTAGAGTGTTGAGTAAAGTGTGTGAGTTTGATGAGTATATCTTAATTGATTTACCAGAAGTATCTGCCTTACAGAGAAAGTATTTGGATCAGTTTCCTGATCTAAAAGACAAGGTAACTTGTATTCCTTGCACAGAGTATGAAGAGATCAAAGACGTAGATCTTTTCATTAGTAACTACGCTCTATCAGAATGTGATCTACCTACACAGATGACATATTATGATAAGATAATTACTAATTCAAAGTATGTCTATATGATATACAACCTTGTCAACTTTAATGAATTCTACTATAATGATTTTATAGA